CGAGCTCAAGAACCGTGAGCTTAGGAGTGTGGTGTGATGCAAAAGCTTAGGCAATTCGTCGAGTACGAAGAATTCAGAACTGAGATATGTAAAGAGGCATTTGAACCAAGGCCGGACAAGCCCTGGTGGAACAGATGGTTGCAGGCGCCGGCTTTCTGGATGCTGCGTAAACTTGACGCCTATCAGCGGCTGACAACTTCGGTAAGGCGGCATGATGTGCCGCGCGGCAAGATCTTGCAACAGATGCAAGAAGCAGTGGAACTGATGCACCCACGGATTGCCGACAGCCACAAAATTCTTATCGGAGGCCGGACATATCAGGAGCTTATGCACAGTGATGAGGTGCGGTCGAGCTTTGCGTTCAGCGAACAGCTTGGGTTTAATCGACAACTCTATGGTGTGGAGTTGATGGTTGTCCCGAATGTCGAGGGCTGGGCGATCGTGCCGAATAGGCCGGATGTGAGATTGCACTGATGCCAACCAAAGGACGCGGCAAGGTGCTCCGCACCAGGACCAAGAAGCTACCGGGCAATAAGTTCGTGCGAATCGACGTGGTGAGCAAGCCAGGACCGCAGGGCGGTCGAACCGTGGCGGGGCCTGTGCGGAAGAAGAAAGCCAGCAAATGAGCACCCATCCAAGCGTGATCAAGGCGTTCTGCGCGAGTGCTGTCAAGAATGGCACGATGGATGCCGTGTTCGCCCAGGCTAGGGCCGATCTGTTCGCCGATTGGACGGATTCCGAGGATACGTTTAAGCGTGATCAAATCTGGGCCACGTTTCGCGCATTGCAGAAGGTCGAGGGCCTGTTGCAGGGCTATGCTATCCACGAACCTGAGGTAATTTGACAACTCCACTGTAATCACAGTACTTTATGGAATGGCACGTTCGCGCAAAGGCAGAAACAGCTCCGCACCGCAGCACGCGGTCGGGGCTCCTGCTGGCCGCGGAGTGACCAAAGACGGGCCGGCCTTCCGTGGCGAGGATGCCATTTCGGAACATGCCGGTGTCGAAGCTTTGTTCTCTTTGATCCCTGACGAGCAAGAAACGCCAGACCCGATCGAAGAGGACACCATAGCCGAGGAAGCCGAGTCCCTATCGGATGAGCCTGAAGAGGCCGAGCCGCAGGAACCACTTGGAGCCGAGGCCCCCGATGATGGGGATGACGAAGACCTCCTTTTTGATGACGACGAGGGCGACGAGCCGGAACCGGCTCCGGGGCATACCATCCAGCTAGAGCTGGACGGGCATGTCCGGGAGATGACGGCAGAGCAAGTCGCCGAGCGCATCAATCAGATCAGGTCAACGTCGGATCGCCATTCCGGGGAGTTGGCTCGGGCTAAGCAAGAGTCCGAGTCGGCCAGGCAAGCGTATGAGGCCAAGGCTACGGCGCTCGACGGTGTGCTGGCTGAGATCTCGGTTCTGAAAGATACTGGCGTTCCTCAACCGCCGCCGGTTCAACTGGCGACGGATGATCCTGGTGAATATGTCCGCTTGGATGCGGAATTTAAGGCCAAGAAGGGCCTGTACGATCAGGCTCAACAGGAAGCCAGCCGACACCATCAGGAAGCCCAGCAGCAATGGCAGCGTGACAACGCGGCTAAGCTGTTCGAAGCGGTTCCTGCTTGGAAGGACGCAACTCGTCTCAACTCCGATCTGGTGGCCATCCAACAGCATGGCATCCAGCATGGGTGGTTTGACGAGGCGACCTTTGGTCAGAACTACACCCTATGGCCGCACTGGGCCTTGGAGGCCGCCCACAAGGCGCTCCTCTATGACCGCGCGGTCGCTCGCAAGAAGGGCAATGGCAACGGCGCCGTGCCTGCGAGCAAGCGTGTGGTCAAGACCGTCAAGACCGTGAGATCTCAAGCCAGCCAGCCAGAAAGCAGCCGTAAGACCAGCCAAGTTCGCGACGCCCGGCAACGGTTCCTCAAAAACCCGAGCGGCGCTGGCGCGGATGATCGTGCGGTCGAGGCTTTACTAGCTGCGGCTGAAGCGAAAGGCCCCCGTCGACGCCGCGCCTAGAAAGGTCGCGGCTATGGCAGCCATTACGAACACCCTGATCACGGACACCATGACGGCCATCTTTGAGGACTTGGATGGCGTCATTCGAAACATCGATCCAACCGAAGTTCCGATCTACAGCAACGCCATGAAGGGCACGGCGACCAACGCCGCGGCTCATGAGTGGCTGACCGACACCTTCAGAACCCCGCGCAACACGCCGCAGGAGGAAGGTAACGACACCACGTTCGAAGCGCTCACCCAACCGGTTCGGCTGGTCAATTCGTGCCAGATCGCGGACGACGAAGGGATTGTGTCCGGCACCGCCAATGCAGTCGATGCGGCGCCGAGCTCGCAAAAAGAGATCATCCGGCAGACCGTCAAGAAGGGCCGTGAGGTCCGGCGTGATGTCGAGGTGATCATCGCGGCGAACGTCATCAAGGCCAACACCGACCCGCGGGCGATGGCGTCCCTGGCGACATGGATTACCAATGGTTCGGTCGGCGCCGGTGGCAACTTGGCTGTGGGTGGTGACGGCACCGCGCCGGTTGTGGAAGGCACGCCCCGGGCGCTGACGATCGCGCTGGTCGATAGCGCGATGGAGGCGACCTATGTAGCGGGCGGCCAACCCTCGATGCTGGTCATGGACCCGCCAACTAAGGTCTTGTTTTCCAAGCTGAATTTTGCCGGGGGCGGCACGGACGTGGCCGCTTTGGAGGCGACCAGGACGGCGCCTAAGCCCATGGCATCGGTCGGTGCGGTCAGTCAGTACATCACCGATTTCGGTGATCTCGATGTGGTGCCCGATCGGTTCACGGATCCTGCGCTCCTGACCGGGCTCGACAATCCGGTGGTCTATGGGCTCGACAGCCGTTGGTATGGCGTCGACACCCTGCCTGGCCGTTCCTTCATGACCAAGCCCTTGGCGCCGACGGGCGACGCCGAAAAATTCCTGGTCCTGTGGGAGGGGTGCCTGAAGATCCACAACCAGGGCGCCCACTTCGGCATCTTCGACCTTGGCGGCTGATCCCTTGCCATGGGCGAGAAATGGCTAATCGATACCAAGCCGGACGGCACCGAGCTGTATCTGGACTTTGAGTCGGGCGATATCGTGTCGATCCGGGAGCGCATCCCGGAGAGCACCATCGACCGGCTCAAGGCCGAGACACGCGAGCGCGCGGCTGACTATCGACCGGGCGGCCAGATCGGCAACACCCAGCGTCATGTCCAGCCAACGGCTGAGATCCCGATCTCGATCTACAATCTGTGGCTGGCGACGCTGGGCGATCCGAAGGTCGACCCGGACGCGCGCAAGGCGTGGAACCGCCGTCTGAATAGCAATGAGTGGCGCGATCTCCGCACCGGGGGCGGGCAGCTATGACGCTCGCCACCAAGGCCGAGCTCCGCGACGACGTAGCCGCATGGCTTAGCCGGGAGAATGAGCCGGACTTTCTCGCCCGGTTCGATACGTTCCTGGCGCTGACCGAGGCCGATTTCGGCACCAAGCTCCGCGCCTCAGTGATCGAGCGGCGGCTTGACGCCGTGGTGAACGAGCGCTGGGAGAAGAACCCGGCCGGCACCAATCAGGTGCGCTCGGTGGTGATCCTGAACAACGGCAACTATCAATTCCCGCCGCTCTCGTTTCTGCCGTATCAGGACATCATCAAGGCCTATGGCACCACGAGCTCGACGCCGATCAAGGCCTATACGCTGGTGGGCAACCAGATTGGATTCTTTCCATTCCCGTTGGAGGATCTGACCTCAACGCTGCGGTTCGAGGTGATCGCCTATGTGAGGCCCGACCCGCTGACGACCGACGATAGCGACAACGAGGTCTTGCTGGTTTACCCGAATGTCTACCTCTACGGCGTGCTGGTGCAGACGGCGCCTTACTATGGCCGGGATGAGGATCTGGTGAAGTGGGGGCAGCTGTACGGCCAGGCGATCGCCGACGCCAACCAGGAGGCCAGCAGCAAGCCGGGCGACATCCTGATCGAGCGGGTGGCCTGATGCCGCGCTATCCATGGGCGGTTCGGGCTGGCGGGCCGCTGTTAATCGGCGGCGGCGGGGCACCTATTGACCCTACGATCACGTTCACCTGGGACACGGAGAACGGTCAAGCCCTTCCAGGCGGGACGACGTTCACCAGGGCAAGCGTCAAACAGGAGTTCGACGGGACCGATTTTACCGAGCTGTCGAGCGGAGCCATACCGGAAAATTCAGCTGCGGTTGGCGGTGGTGCTCAGGGGTTTAATCCAGAGCCGGCCGCGACAAATCTACTTGCGGTTAGCACTCCCAATGAAACAGACTGGTCAGCATTCAATCAATTGTCGCTTACCAGTCAAGGCATAGGTGCTATAGGACTAGAAGTCGTTCGAATGGATGCAGGAGGTGGAGCATCAACTCAGCACGGACGTTTCGAAGGTGTTGTTGGTGACGTTCAATTAGGCAATGATTATGCGTTTTCAACCCTAGGAAAGGATGTCACTGGCACATTTTTAGCACTCCGCGGGGATCTCCC